GCAGGTACTGGCTGAACGAGCATGGACGCCCGGTCGGGGAGACTCACTGGCGCGCGACGCGCACCGACCACGATGTCGAACTGATCCTGGCCCTGCGCGACGACGGCATGCCCCGGGCCGAGATCGCGGTGAAGTTCGGGGTGTCGAAGTCATGCGTCTGGAAAATCGTCCACGGCTATCGGCGCTGGCAGCGCGGTGTCCGTTTGAGCAACGAACGCAGATAGGTTTTTGATCATGGCAAAATCACAACCCCAATGGGTGGCTCCGTTCCTGGGCGCGTTGTCCGAGGTCGGTCTGATGACTCATGCCGCCGAGATGGTCGGCATCGATCGCGTTGCGGTCTGGCGTCGCAAGAAGTCCGATCCGGATTTCGCGGCGGCGATCGACGAGGCGATCGACATGGCGACCGACAAGCTGGAGGCCGAGGCCCGGCGTCGGGCGATGGAGGGCATCGAGGAGCCCGTGTACCACATGGGCCAGATCGTCGGTAAGCGGATCGTGTACTCCGACCCGCTCATGGCTCTGCTGCTCAAGGGTCGGCGCAAGAACGTGTTCGCCGATCGGGTCGAGAAGACCGGCGCGGGCGGTGGGCCGATCGGTCACCAGATCACGATCGTGACCGGTGTGCCGGCGGAGATCCCTGACGTAGACGACCTGGTGTGAGACATGCCCAACCCATCGTTTGACGACATGGCTTCCACGATGTACCCGAACATGCGCCAGGATGCGCCGTTCGGGTACAGACCCGACGGAACGCCAAAGGGCCGCGGCTTTTTCGGCGCTCTGAAGCGCCCAGACGGCGGCGTGATGACCGAGTACTCGATCGGCGTGAACATCGACGGCCGAGACCTTGAGATCCCGACGCTGGTCCCGACGCTGACCAAGAGCGAGCGTGACCTGTTGCTTCGGCTCCCCGACGGCGAATTGCCGCCAAGGTCGATTCAGGACAAAGCGATCCAGTTCGCGCGCAAGCGATTGTCCGAGGGCAAGCCGGTCTTCGCAGAACCAAACGAATCGCCCAAGCCGTGAAGACGATCCACCTGAGTTACCTGCCTCGCCCCTGGCAGCAGGAGTGCCACATGAGTCGCCGGCGCTTCACGGTGCTGGCGCTGCATCGCCGGGCGGGCAAGACCGAGCTCGCGCTGTCCGAGCTCATCGACAAGGCGCTGCGCTTTCGCGAACCGCTCGGTTTGTTTTTCTACGTCGCCCCGTTGCTCAAGCAGGCTAAGGCGATCGCCTGGCTCCGGCTGAAGCAGAAAGTGCAGCCACTGGTCATGGCGGGCCTGGCCGAGATCAACGAGTCGGAGCTCTGGGTTCGGTTCGTGGTCAACAACGCGATGATCCGGATCTACGGCGCTGACAACCCCGATGCGATGCGCGGTGTGCGTCTCGACGGCGTGGTGCTCGACGAGGTGGCGCAGATGAAACCCGAGGTGTGGGACGACATCCTGCAGCCGGCGCTGTCTGACCGCCAGGGATGGGCGCTGTTCATCGGTACGCCGAAGGGCGTGAACCTGTTCAGCCAGTTGTTCTTCGGCGCCAGGGACAAGCGCGACTGGCATTCGGCGCTGTACACGGTGCATGACACCGACGCGTTGCCGGCCGCCGAGGTGACGCGCTTGCAGTCGGAGATGAGCGAGGCCAGCTGGCGTCGCGAGTACCTCTGCGACTTCAGCGCCGCGGGCGACGAGCAGCTGATCAGCCTGGCGGACGTCGAGGAGGCCACCAAACGCCACCTGAGCCGCGATCAGTACGACTGGGCACCGGTGGTACTGGGGGTGGACCCTGCGCGCTTTGGAGACGATCGTAGCGCCATTGCCGTGCGTCAGGGGCTGTACTGCCGAGGCTTCCGCACGTACACCAAGATCGACAACATGGCGCTGGCCGGTTACGTCGCGCAGGCGATCCAGGACTACAACGCCGACGCCGTGTTCGTGGACGCGGGCAACGGCTCGGGCGTGATCGACAAGCTGCGACAGATGGGCCACGAGGTGACCGAGGTGCCGTTCGCGGGCAAGGCGAGCAAGCCTCGCTATGCGAACAAGCGCGCCGAGATGTGGTTCGACCTGCGCGACTGGTTGAGCTCGGGCGGCGTGATCCCGAAGGACGTGGCGCTGATGCAGGACCTGGCGGCGCCGACGTACAAGTTCGACTCGCAGGATCGCGCGTTGCTGGAGAGCAAGGACGATCTCAAGTCGCGAGGCTTGCCGTCGCCTGACCTGGCCGATGCGCTCGCGCTCACGTTCGCGTATCCCGTCATTCAGCGCCAGGACCTGAGCCGTCGAGCCGCCGTGCTTGCAGGTCATCGCCCTGAGCAGTTCGATCGCCAGACCCACGTCACGGGCTTCGATCCGATCGCTGGCGTGTCCGTCTGATCCGACTGCGCGCTGACAATCAGCGCGACTATCGGAGACTCTGCCCATGTGCATGTCGAAGCCCAATGTCCCGCCACCCCCGCCGCCTCCGCAAGAGCCCAAGCAGGCTGAGTCGATGGAGTCGCGTCGCCGTCGTCGACCGACTGGACCTGGCGGCACGATGCTCACCGGTCCTGCTGGCATCTCAAGTGGAGCGTTGACCACGGGCAGCCCGACGCTGCTGGGTGGCTGACCGATGATGTACGGTGCCGGGCCCGACTCCGGCGAAAGTCCGAAGGGCCGCGGGTTTGATATCAACCGCAAGCTCGCGCGCTTGTCGGCGCTGAAGACCGAGCGCTCGAGCTGGGACACGCACTGGAAGGACATTGCCCAGTACCAGTTCCCGCGGGCAGGGCGCTTCGTCGCCAGCGAGACCAACCAGGGCACCAAGAAAAACGGTCTGATCTACGACAACACCGCGGTGTTCTCGGTGCGCACGTTGGCCGCCGGCATGATGTCCGGTGTCACCTCGCCCGCGAGGCCGTGGTTCCGTCTGGGCCTGGCCGACCGTGATCTGATGGAGTTCGCGCCGGTCAAGCAGTGGCTGCACGACGTCGCCGAGCTCATGCGCTCGATCTTCGCCGCCTCGAACACGTACAACTCGCTGCACGCCTGCTACGAGGAGCTCGGTGCGTTTGGCACCTGGGCGGACGTGGTGCTGGGGGACTTCGACACCGTGATTCACCACTACCCGATGACGGTGGGCGAGTACTACCTCGGGCACAACGCCAAGGGCCAGGTCGACACCATGGCTCGCGAGTTCAAGATGACCGTGGCTCAGATGGTCGAGCAGTTCGGCAAGTCGAACTGCAGCGCGACCGTGCGCAACCTCTGGGACAAGGGCGCCTATGACCAGTGGATCGACGTGATCCACATGGTCCAGCCTCGGCGCGATCGCGAGTACGGCAAGCGCGATGGCAAGAACATGTCGTTCGAGTCGTGCTACTTCGAGCCTGGGCGTGAGGCCTGGGACAACTACCTGAGCGAGTCCGGGTTTGAGCGCTTCCCGGTGCTCTGCCCGCGCTGGACCGTGACGGGCAACGACATCTACGGTCGCTCGCCAGGCATGGAAGCGCTGGGTGATACCAAGCAGCTGCAGTTCGAGCAGCAGCGCAAGGCGCAGGCGATCGAGTACCAGGTCAACCCGCCGTTGCAGGTGCCGACCGCGTACAAGAACACGGCGCAGTCGCGACTGCCGGGTGGCGTGATGTACGTCGACTCGATGTCACCGGGCGGTGGCGTCAAGACCGCGTTCGACGTGAATTTGCGACTCGACTTCCTGATGGACTCGATCCGCGACACGCGTGAGCGCATTCGCTCGGCGTACTACGCGGATCTGTTCCTGATGCTGGCGAACCAGCCTGCCAACGGGCGCATGACTGCGACCGAGGTAGCCGAGCGCCACGAGGAAAAGCTGCTGATGCTGGGCCCGGTGCTGGAGCGCATTCACAACGAGCTGTTGAGCCCGCTGATCGACATCACGTTCGACCGCTGCAAGGCGGCCAACCTCCTGCCGGTCGCGCCGCCTGAGATTCAGGGCGTGAACATGAACATCGAGTTCATCAGCGTGCGGGCCCAGGCGCAGCGGTCGGTGGCCGTGAACGGCATGGAGCGACTGCTGCATACCGCCCTGCCAGTGGCACCCGCGACGCCCGACACCCTGGACACGCTGAACTTCGACCACCGCATTCAAGACCGTCCCCACGCG